GCAAGGGCAGAGCGCCCCGTGACGAGCATCCGCTCGGTGTCTACGAGGAGAACAGAGCCGACCCCGACCAGGGAGGCGTCGGACACGTCTACGGCCGTCTCAGAGGCGTCCAGAGCCTCGACGACAGTACCCGCGGGCTTCTGGTCGTCGGAGATACCCCACAGGCCGGTGATCGACACAGCATGCTGCCGGGTGTTGACGTTCGTGAAGACGGAGTTCGAACCGATGTTCGTCTCGATGTACGTGTACGGAGGACCCGAGTTGACGGGCTCCAGGAAGTAGTTGGCCGGAGGCATGACAACACCCCCCGCGGTGACGTTCGTCGCGGAGATCAGCTCGTTCTCGTCGAACCAGATGCGTCCGGCGGCAGCGTAGTTGCTGGACGGCCAATCAAAGTAGCGGGTCGCGAGTCGGGGAGCTACGCCATGCTTGTGTCGGTTGAGCCAGCCGTCGATGTCGTCTGACGCACTGGCGATGGCGCTGTCGACCTGCGCGAAGCGGTGGGCTGCCTCCTTGATGTCAAAGGCGTCCATAACCTCCTCACGCGTCGTGTAAAAGACGCGACCCATCTACCTTGTCCTTGCTTTCGGGGAACGTGAGGGGATCTAACCCTCGGATTCTGGGGGTGTATGAAGTTGTTGACCTTCGGTTCATACTACGCCCTCAGGCGTCCCGTGGATACTGCCAACCATCCCACGGGCAGAACAAGATCCCGTCGCCGGCGTCCTGAAGTGCGGTGAAGTCGTTCGGGCACTCGACCGGGACTTTGTTGAGCTCCTGCTCATCGAGCTCCCTGGCGTCCTGCATGATCCCCAAGAGCTGCTGCCATGCCATGTCATCCCCCCTTCGAGGCCGACCACGCGGAAATCCCCATGGACACCAGCGCCGTGAGGCCGGTGACCGGGAGTCCGTACTTCCACCGTTCCAGCGACCTGAGCCTCGACTCATGGTCGGGGACGGCGTTCATCTGTTCTTGCAGCCTGGTCAGAGCGATGAGCGTGACGCGATTCTGCTCCTCGATCCCATCGAGCTTGGCTACGATGCGGTCCTCGTTCACCTGCGGCCCCCACGGGTACACAAAGGGCATGGCTTCTCGTCCATGCCCTGGTACGAACCATGGTAGTACCAGGGATCTGCCTTCATAGTCCATACCGGAAGGCCGTTTGCGCCTTGGATCCATCGGGTCATTCACCCCGCCTCCATGAACGTCGCGGTAACCGCCCCCGAGCCGGCGACATCGGCATAAACCGACGCCCTCCAGTACCGGAAGGCGCCCCCCTTGAAGTCCATGGCCCGGGGCTGTGACCTGTCGACCGACACGCTGCCCATCGGCACCCACGCCGCACCATCCTGACTGGCCTCAACCGCAACAACGCCGGTCAAGCCACTCTTCGACGGGATGATCACACAGGTGACGATCGATTTAGCGGTCGCGAAGTCCACCGTGGCGCCCACACCGGTGGCTGCTCCGTTCAGCGAAACCTGAGCTGTCGTCGATGCCATCAGCCCCTCAGCTCCCGCCACAAGATCGAGATGTTCCAGAAGTGGCCGACGGCGCCGACGTCCTGTCTTATCACAACACCTTCACCTGGACGTACCAGGAAGGGGTTAAAGCCGGGCGGCGCATCAATCTGCTGGATCTCACCGATGGTGTCCTTCACCGTTCCTGGAGGGCTGTTGAAGAACGCGCCATCGATACCGGTGCACGTCGGGTTGTCGTAGCGGATCTGAGCCGCGGGGGAGAAGACCTTCGTGTCGAACGCACAGATCTCCGAGCTCGCCGCCAGCGTTCCACCCGTCGGCTGAGCGGTGATCCGATAGCCGCGGATCGGATACGCGGGAGCGGCGACCGTCGCCATGAACGACACAAAGAAGCCACCCAAACTCATCACCTTCCCGGAGGACACCGGGTTCCACAGGGAGACGAAGTTCTTGGGGCCCACCAGCGAGTCCTCCCGCTGACGGGAGAAGATGTACAGCGCAGTCGTGTGAGTTGTGGGCATCAGAGCATCCCGTCCACCACATAGATGTCGATCACGCCGGAGTTCGTGTCGCCGGCGTTCACCACCGTCGGCTGAAGGGTTCCGCCCTTGAGCCACCGACGGTATACGGTCGAGCCGGCCAGACCGGTAGCGGGAACGAAGTGCTGAGAGATGGCGTTCGAGAGGTTCGCCCCGATCGTGGCGCCCGCCCCGTTGTCGAACACCGAGATGCCCAGATTGTCCAGGCAGTCCAAGTCGTACAAGTCGTCCGGCTGAGTCAGGCCGACGCCCGGGGTGAACTCCACCGCGATGATCGTCCCGGTCTTCACGATGAACGTCGAACCGCTCACCGAGCCGGCAGCATCAGAAATCCACGTAGTCCGGTACTGAGTGATGCCGGACTTCATCTTCGTGGCGGTGGTGATGATAGCGCCCGCCATGTCTTCCTCCTTCCGAACGGATGAAAGGGCCGCCGCCCAGTGGACGAGCGACCCTTTCGGTGGGGCTGATCAGGCGGCGACGACAGCCGCGCCGTTGGTGAGCGGGATGTACGTGATGACCACGTCCACCGCGCCGTTGACCGCAGCCGCACCAACGATGTTCAGAACACCGGTAGTGGCGACGGCGGACAGGTCGACCCGACCCCCGCGGAGGAAGGAAGGGGCGGCCGTGGTGCCGCGGTCCAAGCCGACGACGGAGCCGACAACGGTGTCCGTTGTCCCCAGGTCGGTAGCGGTGACCAGGACGTTAGTGGAGCCGGCGGTCGGCACGTTGTTGACGGCAACGGTCCCGCCGTCGGTTGTGATCGAAGTGGTGACCTTGAGGTGGATCGAGGTGATGACAACCTCGCCCCCCGTGACCGTGAACGCCGGAAGCGTGGCCGCCGACAGGGCGAGGGCGGCCTTACGGACGCGGACACCATAGTTGATGTCGCGCTGCTGGGAGCCCTGGATGATGACAGACATCGTTCAGCCCCCTACGCCACGATGGACGACTTGAGGTTCGACGGCTTGCGCTGAACCAGAAGGTCATGGATGACGGCGACGAGCGTGCCCGCGGAAGCGGTGCCCACGACGCAGTTGTAGCCGTCGGCGAGCTGCTCCGCGCGGACGGTCACGACACCGGTGTCGTTGGTGGCGCCGCCCAGGGTGAAGACGTTGGCGGAAGTGGCGGCCGTGGCCGTCCAGGTACCACCGGTGTCAGGACCGACGTTGTAGGTGGAACCGAGGTTCTCCTGGCCGGCGGTCTGCGTGCCGACGTTCAGTGCGGCCGAAGAGGCGCCGCTGATGGTCTGCGTGAAGGTCAGCGTGGCCGTACCGGTACCCGGCTGGGCGTGGATGAAGGTCACGGCGGTGCCGGCGGTCAGCGGGACGCTGATACCGGAAGCCGTCTGGATCACGTTAAGGACGCGACCAAGTCCGGACTGAGACATGATTTCCTGCTTTCTGCCAGGGGTTTCAATGCCTGGCGGTAGAAACCCGGGGGAGGGGGTTTGGTGCCTCCCCCGGGGTCAGGCTACGGGCGGGTCGCCAGCTTGATGAACGGGCTGAGCGTCGGACCCGAGTTGCGGGGCGTGATCGCCGACTGGAGCCACGGACGACCATCCACACGGGAGACGAACTTGAAGCTCGTCTCGCCGTTCTGGAAGCGGTAGTGCGGGCTCGACTCGACGGTAAGCGCCTGGCGGTCACCGATGAGGTAGTAGCTGAAGTCGACGAAGTTGATGTCGCCGGCCGTGCCGAGGGTGTTGACCTTCTCGCTGATGACGACGGGGCGGCCGAGGATTGTGGCCGGGGGCCCACCGACACCGTTGTTCAGCCAGATCGGGCCACCGCCCGTGCCGACCGAGAGCGCCATGGTGGCGAGCTCCGGGAAGACGTCGGGGGAGACGACCCACACGGCCGAAGAGAGGGACTGGGGGAGCATGCGCGAGTACATCTTGACGATGTTCTCCCACACGATGGTGGCGGTCGCCTGGCCGGCCTCGGCCGCGACGGTGACGGCGGCGTCGGCGTTGAGGAAGCCCTTCGGCATGCCCGCACCGTTGCCGCGGATGAACGCGTCATCCTCGAACCAGGCGAGCGCCTCCGGGAAGGTGGAGCGGATGAACGCCTCGAACGAGACCGCGGAGTCGGAGATCAGCTCGTTGGGGACGTTCGCGAAGGCGGTCAGCTTCCACGCTTCGAGGGCGATGCGGCCGAACGTCGCGGCGACGTCGGTCATCGTCCCGGACTCGGGGGTCCAGTACGCCTGGATACCACCGAACACGTTGGACGCGTTGGACGTGGAGTCGACCGTCGGGTACAGCACCCGGGAGGTTTCCATCGGGACGATGCGCGCGCGGGGGCGAACAACGCCACGCTCCAGGGAGAGCTGAAGCAGCTCGGCACGGAACGCCTCAGGGACGAGGAAGCCACCACCGGCAGGCTCGCCGGAAGACGCCGCAGCGTTCCGGAGGGTCTGACGCTTGGCGTTGACCGCGTCGGTCCGGTCGGTGTTGTGCCAGATGGTGTTGAGGAAGCCGGCCATGTCGCCACCGAAGTCGGCGGCCTTCAGGGAGCTGCCGACGGCCTTGGCGTTGTAGACGGACT